TTAAAAAGATTTGGCAACCTAATCTACTAACTCCTTCTTTGTAACCCTTTTCATATTCTAATAATTCTAATTCTGCCATATTGTCTTTTATTTTAGGCAGTTTGTCAACCCATTTCTCATCAACATAGATATGGCAAGTGGCACAAGCACAACAACCCATACAGTCGGCTGGTATTTCTGTTATAGAAACTGGACTAAAATACTTAGCCGCTTCCATTATTGTACGGCCAATAGGTACCTCAACTCTAATCTTAGAGCCGTTTCTTACAAAATATATTGTTATCATCAATCAATAATTAGTTTAGGTTTTTTTGCTTGTATAATTCCTGATCCTAAATGCTGATTGTATGAATTTCCTATTTCTGTTTTTGGATTTACCTCTGCTACGATATTGTTCTTTTTAATAGATACAGTATCTTCTTCAGCATAAGGCATATATGGTGTTAGTGCTAATGAAACAGGTCCACCTGGTTTTGATTGCATTGGTACAATCACAAATGGTTGTTTTATATCTGTTACTTCTGAATTATTGTTATCAATCTTTTGGCCAATAACATCTTCACCTGTTGATAGTCTAAATATTTTCAAATTGCTCATTATGTATCCTTTATTGTATTATATTACATTATTTACTTTTTGTCAATAGGTTTGATTCGTCTACTTAACACAAACTCTCGGTTTGGATTTACCGAAGCGTTAAATTTTCTTATCATATCTCTATTTAACAACACGTCATTACGTGATCTGATTCTTTCATCAAGACCAAATTCTACATCTTTATAAACAAACCCATTGAATGTTACATCTAATTTAACAACTGGCCTTTCTTCGCCTTTGTCGTCATCTACGTTTGCTCTAAAAATTTTTACTTTGCGTTCAAGTTTACTTGTATGTTTTTTACCATCATACTTCCAAGATACTTTACCATCTTTAATTTCTATTTCTTCAGCGTGTAATGCACTAACCTCGGCACCATTACCTGTATCTAATTTAGCTCTAACTAAACCTACACTTTTTAATTCTATAGTTTCAATGTAACCAATTTCTATGATTGATTGTCTATCCCAATTGTTCCTATCACTTACATAATCAACAAGGTTATCAACTAATTGTTTGCCTTTAATTGGGCCTGTTGTGTTAGGTGTATCGGCGTAATCTTCGTAATGATATCCTTCATAATCGGCACCTGTACCTGGTGAACCATTTACTTCTAATACGTAAATTTTATCTTTGAATATAATGTGGTCAACACCTACAAGATATGCTTTTGAAGCTCTAGCTGTTCTTAAAACGATTTCTATTTCTTCATCAGATAATTTATATGGTTCTGCTATCGCACCTCTATGTACGTTTGATCTAAATTCTCCAGATTTTTTAACTCGTCTTGTACAAGCAAATATTTTATTATCTACAACAAATGTTCTTACATCTGAATCTGTAGGCATATATTCTTGTATTAATAATTCGGCATCGTGTTTAAATAGAGCTTGTACAACTGATACTAAAGAATCATAACTGTCTACTTTAACAACACCAATACCTTGCGTGCCTGTTAAAGTTTTTACTATCATTGGAAATTTGTTACCTATAATTTTAATTGCACTGTCTATATTCTTTTCGTTTGATATGAAAGCGGTTTTTGGTGTAGGTATATTAAACTTTTCAAATAGTAGAGCAGACGTTAGTTTATTATCACAAGTTAACATTGATGACCTTGTGTTTAACATAAAGGCACCAGAGTTTTGAAATGCTGATATTAAAGAAAGACCTGCTTCATCTTCAATTGCACCTGCACGTGTTATAACAACTGTATCTTTACCTATGAATGTGTGTTCATTATCTTCACCATCATAGTTATAAATTGTTAAAGTATTTTTTTCTTCGTCTTTGTCTGTAATGATTGAGTGTTTAGTATTGATTATAAAAAAAGGTATTTTTCTTTTTTCACAAGATCTTTGTAAGAAACTTACTGTGATTTCTTTTTTTGTTTTTTTTATACCCGTCTTTTGTTGACGTACTTTAGGCGAAGCTTTAGTTATAACAACAATACTTATGTTATTTTCTTTTGGCTTTTTGGCTTCGCTTATAAATTCTTTAAACTTTGATACTTGCATTTATTCACCATTTGTTTCATCATCTTTTGTAATCTTTTTACCAATATTATATTTAGCTGATAGTATCCATTCTTTTTTTTCTTTGAATGGCAATACTTTAATTTGACTTAAAGGTGCTTTGTTTTCAGCGGCCTCTTTTTTAACTATATCAATTAAAGCCCAATCTTGTAAAAGAATTGCAATTGTATTTCTTCTTTGAATATCATTTTCTGATAACGTAGCAGTCTTACCATCAAGAGCAAATAACTCTTTAAAGTGTACTATGTAATATTTACCTTGTTTATGAAGTATATGACAAGACTGAAATAATGTCTTATCTTTTCTGGATGCTACACCTATTCTTGTAAGTGTTTCTCTTACTTTTAAAAAGTCATCAGGCTGTTTGATTGTTACCTCTAACATATCCTCTATTGACCACTTAATACTATCTGCCATTAATTTCTCCCACCTTTAAATAACTTTGTCTTAATATGTTCAAGTTGTTCTTTGGTCAATAAAGTTAAGGCCTCTCTTGCCTTTTCATTGCTATAACCATAGTATTCCTTCACATAATCTAAATCTTTCAACTTGGTTTGTGATAACCACTTACCACCAAATCGCTTCTTTTTTCTGATACTATTTATCAAAAAGTGAAATTGTAACTGTTTAGGTAGAAAGTGAAGGCCATTCATTTCATTGGCTGGCATTACCGTATCCCAAAACATAGAAAGACAACGATTTATAACATAAGGTGGGTACTTCTTTTCCCACGTTTCGTCATCTGTGTCTAATAGATTTTCTTTAGTTTCGTTAATGGCCTTTAGATAGTCTTTTAATTCATAACTCATTTGAATTTACAACCGGCCATTATTTCGGTTAAGCAGGCCACCATATTGATTTCTTGGTCGGCAACAAAGGCCGCTTTGTATTGATAACCAGCAATAATTAATACTGCCTGTGGTATTGATTTAGGATCTAAAGATTTATAAAGACTGTCATAGACTTCTTTAAATACAGCACTTGTTTCTTTATCTAAGTTTTGTACCACCCATTTACGCATAGCATTAAAATCTTTTTCTTTTAAATTAACAATTAATCCCTTAATGCTTTCTTCTGATAGATTGAAAAGAATACCACTGTCTATAGTACCACGAACAGAATATCTTTGTAATTCATTTATTGTTCTTCTAAAATCTGGATAGTGTTTTAAAAGAAGTTGTACTAAAATCTTTTTATCATATTTTACTTCTTCTTCTTTTAATATAACTTCAAGTCTTTTAAGAAAATCATTTTGAGTGATTGCCTTTTGGCCATTGACAATTCTAAAATCAACTACAGTACAACGACTATGTAAAGCAGGTATAATTTTGTTCTTGTAATTACAAGTAAAGATAAATCTACAGTTATTAAAAAACGTTTCTATAAAGTTTCTTAATGCTGGTTGTACTGATTCGGCGTTCATATAATCGGCCTCGTCTATAATTACAACTTTATGATTCGCTTCTTTGGTAAGTGAAATGGTAGAAGCAAAGTTTTTAATTTTGTTTCTTAATGTATCAATCTGACGGCCTTCATCTGAACCGTTTATGATAATGTAATCTACACCTATTTCTTCACATAAAGCACGAGCAACAGTAGTCTTACCTGTGCCGGCTGTACCTGATAATAATAGATTAGGTATTTCTTTTTTCTTAACGAACTCTAAGAAAGTATTTTTTAAATCTTCTGATAAGATACAATCTTGTATCTTTCTTGGTCGGTATTTTTCAACCCACAAAAAGTCTGACATAATATAATCCTCAATTTATTTTTCATAACTATAACTAACTTCGTAACCACCTTTACGGTCTGTCCACCAATCATCAACTCTTTCAGAATAATTAGCACAAGCCTCGTCTAACAACTCGTTTTCTTCTTCTGTTGGAGGTTCGCCCATAGGTTCTATCTCACTACCCCATTGTTGCTCTTGGTGTGATATGATTTCTTTTAGGCGTTGTACTGAACCGAATTGCTTTATGACTTCTTCATCAGGAAGATCACATTGAAATTCAGAAGCGACTTGATGCCATTCCGTTCTGGAGAATTTCATATTAGAACTCCGAATCTGGCTCTAATGCTATCCAATACTGTACTGGTTTACTTCTGTTTATAAAGTGACTAATCTTTGCTTTAGAAATTGCAACGTCATAATCATCAGAAATAATCTTAAAGTTATCTGCTTTAAAGTAAGCTGTAAACTCTTTATCAGTTTCACCTACGTTTAAAGAATAATCGTTTGAAGATTTGTTCTTTTTATCTGTTGCTACAAAAGATATTTTTTTACCATCGCCTTTAATAGCAATGTCTGGTAAATTTAATGTTGTAGCTGCTTTTTGTATCTTAGCAAAGTCATCTTTCTTTAATGTAAACGCCACTGTCTTATCTGGCATATTAATACCTTTTTGAGGCGATACTAATACTGATTTATCAGCAAAGAAATATTTAATTACTTGTTTAGATTTTTCATCAGAAATTAAAGCATAGTTTGCACCATTAACTTTAACAGCAGGTTTATCAAATAGTTCTACTGCTCTTAAAAATTCTGATAGATCATAGATACCAAATTCTGTATCAAATTTTTCTGTGATCGTTGCTTCTGCTAATATATTTTTCATAGCAGATATTGTATTTAACTTACTGCCTGGTTTAAAAAGAATATTGTTATTGATCTCACTAAAATTCTTTAAAATGGCCAGTGTGTCGATACTTAGGTTCATTTCACGTTCTCCTTATCATAGTTTAATAATAATATAACATAGTGTACTGCTTTAAGCAAGTCAGCTCGGTTATATCCGTTTTTCTTACCATACCTACACAAGTACTTAATTGCGTTGGCGTGGCAAAAATCTTTTCCAATGTTTAGTGTCTTAAACAAATCTTGTATTTGAAAGCCGTCTTTACCTGTTGAGTAATGTTGGCCATACGTACCTTTAATGTACGTTAAGATTTCGTTTAATATTTTATCTTCATTATATTTCATAATATTTTGGAGCGGACAATTGGTACTGCCCCAATTTCTCTAGCTTGGAAGCTAGAATAATACTTTTATAATATGTCCGCAATTCCTAATTTAACATAGGTGGCCAGAAAAGTCAAGCAATCCTGGCCACATATTAAAAACTATTTAATATCAATAGTTCTTGGTTTTTTTGTTTCAGGTATAATCTTCTCTAATGATACCTTTAATAGACCATCTTTTAATTCAGCGCCTTTGATTTCTACATCATCAGCGATTGTAAATGATCTTTCAAAGTATCTTTTAGCGATACCTTTGTACAGTGTATTATCTTTAACGTCCTCTTTATCAGATTTTTTAGATTTGATAGTTAACTGTCCATCTTCAAAGGTTACATCTATATCTTTTTTACTGTAACCAGCAAGAGCCACTTCAATATCGTATTTGTTCTTAGATGTTTCTACAATATTGTATGGTGGATAATTTACTGTTGGGACTCTTAATCCAAAGTCGTCATTTAGCATTGACTCAAAGTGGTCAAATACATTATTAAACCCTATGGATAAAGGTCTTAGTTGATTGAATATGCTTAATTGTCTATTAGTCATTTTTATCTCCTTTTGTTAAGCAAGTTAAAATTGAAAGCCCACTATTGGCACTTTCAATATTATTTATATAGTCATTAGACTATACTTTGTCAAGTGGTAGTTTGTTTATCACGGAGTAAACTACCAAACACCGATTTGCTGATCCTTTAAGAAGGATCAATCTTTTTAACACCGATCAGGTCTTATGAATTGCCTAATCTATAATATATATACAGTTTCAAGTATAGTGTTAAAACTAGTAACCTCTTAGATTTCTTAGTTCTTTTTGCTTCTTTAAATAGTTAGCTCGCATTTCTTTTGCTTTTCTAACTCTTTTTTCTGATGGTTTTTCATAAGTCTGTTTCATTTTGTACAGTCTTAAAACGCCATCTTTAAGCATTTTCTTTTTAAGAATACGCATCGCTTTTTCAACGTTGTTATTCTTAACTTCTACTTTAAGTCCCAATTAAATATACCTCCTTAAAGGGTTAAGAATGGCCATTATTGGCCATTCAGGACTATTATAATGGATTTTGGAAAAGTAATTTATATAGACAAAGACTAATAAGCTATATAGCTACTTGTTCCTCCTCACCATCATTGGAATCCGTTTGAGATTGAGCGGCAACTTCTGACTGTCTTTGAGATTCTATGATCTGGTCAGCAGTAGCACCGGCATCAACTTTAGTGTATAAATCTACAAATGAAGTTTTAGTATCTTCATCAAATCTATTTGTACACAATTCAATTGCTTTTACTTTATTACTAAAGATTGAGTACGCTTGTACGATATGTACTAATCTTCTTGTGGAAATAATCTCATCAACACCACCTTCAAAATAGGTTTTTCTGATGACATCAGCCCACGTAACAAGTTTATTTACATAGTTGGTATCTTTTTTACCTGTTGATTCTAAAACATTGTTTAATATTTTTTCTTCTGTTTTAGTATTAGGATACCTTTGTTCAAATGTAACTGGAAATCTTTCAAGGAAAGCTTCGTTAAGAATATTGGTACCGATAAACTTACCATCTTCTGAACCTTGACCTTTAGTATTGGCAGTCGCCACTACGTTAAAGCCATCTTTTGGTTTTACAAATTTGTTAATCTTTTTAACAAATACACCAGAGCCTTCTAAGATAGGTTGTAAACACATAATTTTATTTGAAGCTAAGTCAATCTCATCTAATAAAAGAAGAGCGCCTCTTTCCATTGCTTCAATAACTGGACCGTTCTGCCATACAGTTTGGCCATCTTTTAATCTATAACCACCTAGTAAGTCATCTTCGTCGGTTTCAATTGTCACGTTAACTCTAATACATTCTTTTTTGGCTTCGGCACAAGCTTGTAATATAGACATTGTTTTACCGTTACCAGATAAACCTGTAACAAACACTGGATAAAACTTACCAGATTTGATAATAGATTTAATATCAGGATAATTACCGAATGGTACAAATGTAACATCTTTTTTAGGAACAATGTCGCCTGTAAGAGAAGAAACTATATAAGCGGCTTCCTTTCTAATTTCAACATTATCGTTAGTTGATTTAGCAACTTCAGTTTTTTTAATATCACCATCAAGTGGTAATCTAAAAGTAGCTTTGTCAACTTTGTAATCTTTATTTTTAATTAACCACTGTGGAGCATACTTACAACCAAATTTTTTATTTGCTTGTATTAGTTCCTGTTTAGTTAACACCTCTTTATTAAATAGGCCATAGGCGTACTTAACATATTCACGTTGTTTATTGTTTAGCATAATATAATAGTCCTTTTGTTTATTGTTTATACATATATAATAACATATAATTGTGTCATCATTGTGTCATTTTTTAAAGAAAAAACCCTTTAAATTCATAAGCTTAAACGATTTGTTCAATAAATTTGTTTAATAATACTCTGGAATACAATCTACCTTTCATAGATTTTGAAAAGATTCGTTTAATTTCACTAGTAGTATTATCGCTTTTTATAGCATTTAAATTAGCATTTTCAATATCCATATCTTTAGCATTAACAATATAGTAAGAGTTATAGCCATCTTTAGGTATTTCTAATACTTTATCTTTTAAAAATTGTTTTCTAATTTTTTCAAAATTTGAGTTGTATGTAAATTTACCATCTTTTGAAATATATTCATCTACAAATTGACTAAAAGAATTTTTATTAACTCTTTTAGTTAAGTAAAAACCAATCGTTGTAACATTATATTTTGATTGTAATATTTTTAATAATGAAGCTGTAACTGCCATTCTCTTAGAATTGTAATGTCTTCCTTCATAACCAGCTACTGTAGTATATGTTTTTTTACCATCTTTGATAATTGTTTGAGCGTCATATCTATTAGCAGATCTATTATTTGGATTAGAAGTATCAAAATTAAAATGACAAATATCTGAATTTGCTTCACCGTCTGTTAATGTAATAAATGAAAGTTTTTCTACTTTAT